AGGTTGGAATACTTTCAACCTATTTGTAATGTTAAGGAAAACATTTAAATGACTACTACTACTACCCAGACTGCTAAAGTCGAAAACGCACTTGTAAATGGTGCAGAACTAACTGCAAAACAGATTTCGTCACGTTATGGTGTGAAGAATGTTCGTGCTGTTATTAGCCAACTACGTTCTGAAGGTCTTTCGATCTATTTGAACAAGCGTGTATCGTCTTTTGACGGTCAGACATATATGAAGTATGCTGTTGGTACTCCAACACGAGCAGTTGTTGCTGCTGGTTACAAAGCACTACGCACAGCGTAATGTTTAATGTGTGGTGACATAATACACCCGTGGGGGTCTAAGGTTAGCCCCCAACTTCTATAAACTAATAATTGGAATATAAGATGGATACTTCTAAAACCTTCTCATTAGAAATTGAAAGAATTGCTAAAGAAAAAAGGATTTCACATATGGAAGCCGTTCTTTGGTATTGTAATAAACAAGGTATAGAACCAGATACCGTAGGTTCTCTTATCTCTAAAAGTCTCAAAGAAAAGATTGAAGCTAATGCTCGTGAATTGAACTTTCTACCTCGACAAGCTCAACTACCTGTATAATGAGTAAGAGTTTTCTACAAGCAATCATAGTATTAGTTCCTACGTATATTACTGCATACATAACTGATAAAATGATATATGTTATTCCTATGTTAGCAGCTGTAAGTTTCATTGCTGCTAGTATTGGAAGTAACAAAACAATACGTAGAGTTGATGAAGACGGATTTAAAGACGATGGAACCAATTGATATCTATATAATGTATTGTGCAATGAAAGCTCACTTTTCTAAAAGAGACTATGACTTTCATAAGTATGGTGGTAAGACTAAAGTTTCCAGGGATTCTTTTTATAAGCGTAAAGATAGATTTTTCTTTGTAAAACTTTCAAAAAAATATAAAACTAAAACAGAAATTATGCACTATTATGTCTCCAACTTTATTAAAGATAAGAGGGGATATATTGCTAATTTTAATGATGAAAACTATAAATCGTGGTTACTTAAAAGAGATAATTTCTACGAACAATTTTTAATAGAGATGCGGCCATTCATAAAAGAATTTGAACCTATATTTGAAGTTAAGAATGAGAATCACCCTAAATTATTAAAAGAGTTTTTAGGTGGTAGAGTATCATTAGAAACTATAATAATATTGGATGAGCTAGTTAAATATGGTAAAAAATGGGATGAACAATTAAAAGGCGATATTATATGGATTGATTTGAAAAAATTGATGGAAAATTACAAAGGGTTCTTGACAATTAACAAGAACTTGTATAAAATGAAACTATTGAAACTTATTGAGGAGTCTAATTAAATGGACGTTACAGTAGAATTGGGTGGTAATCCTACTATCCGTGAAGAAGGTTTTTTTGAATCTAAGGTTGTTAATCTTAGTGATAGGATTAAGTCTTTAGAGTATGAAAATGCTCTGTTGGTTAAAAATAACGAGGAGCTTCGTGAAAGAGTTACTAAACTTTCTACTCGTTTTAGTAACCAAAAGGGAAACCAACCAAGAAGGAATGATCGCTTTAGTAATAAGCGAGACTAGTGGTATGCTGGCATAGTTAAACGGTATAACGGTTGATTTGTAATCATCAGTTCGAGGTTCGATTCCTTGTGCCAGCACCATTAATATGAAAGAGAAAATTATGCATAATGAAGATAATCTATTAAAGAGAGTAACTATTGAGTATTACGAAGATATAACTGGAGTTGAAATGAACACGCCAGAAACAATTCGTATGATCAAAAAGAAAACCAAGACAGAAAACTTTTCTGTTGGTTCTAGTAAAGGTAATCCAGTAGTAACATATTTATCAGAGATTATTTAATATGGAAGTTGAATTAATTGATCATATGGGAAGTGATCTTTCTGTAGTTAATGCTGCAAGAGTATCATTTTCTAAAACATCTGAATGGGATTCTATTCCAGAAGGTGGTAAGGTAGAGGGGTTCTTAAAGCATGAGGATGAGCGCCTTATAGTATATCTTGCAAAACATAATCATTGGAGCCCCTTTGGCCACGCATCAATGCAAATCCATATTAAGGCTCCTGTGTTCGTTGCAAGACAATTAGTGAAACATCAAGTTGGTCTAGTGTGGAATGAAGTATCTAGACGTTATGTTGATAATGAACCTGAGCTCTATGAACCTACAGAATGGCGACTTGCAGCTGTAAATAAGAAGCAAGGTTCTTCTAATGAAACTGTAGAATACGATGTAAATTCTGCATATGAATTATGTAAAGAAACATATAATAATATGTTAAAAGAAGGAATTGCACCAGAGATGGCCAGAATGGTCTTACCACAATCAATGATGACTGAGTGGTATTGGAGTGGAACACTTATGGCATTTGCTCGTGTATGCAACCTAAGATGCAAACCAGATACACAACTTGAAACTCAAATTGTTGCAAATAAAATTGATGAGATAGGAAAAGAATTATTTCCTTATTCGTGGGAAGCTTTAAGAAATGGATAAAGCTTTAGTAATAGGTAATGGTGAATCAAGATCATGGTATAAACCAAAAGTATTAAATGATGTTGTCACTTGGGGTTGTAATGCAATCTACCGTGATGGTGATGTTGATAATCTTGTTGCCATAGATTATGGTATACAACAGGAAATTTATGATTCTAAATACCAAGATAGTCATACTTGTTGGTTTGCAGATTGGTCTATAATACCATCAGAGGTTGCAGAGATGACACTTATGGGATTTGAGGGCCCTGCATTTATTCATCGTAGTAAAAATAAAACTAGTAATTGTGTAGTGCAAGGAAAAGACCCAGCGACTATACAAGAAAAAATTGAAGAGGCCAAACTACTAAATGCAAATATAGATATGGAAGATATTGAAAAGAAATTTTCAAAAGATGTAGGTATCTGGATTACATATGTTGGTGATAATGACCCTGTTAGGTCTATAGACTATCCTAGAGGGTGGTCAGCAGGAACTACTGCATTATATCTCGCCTGTCAAGAAGGAGCAAAAGAAGTTTATATATTAGGGTTTGATTTATCTTCTCAAAATGAATCTTTGAATAACATATATAAAGGAACTAGTTACTATTTACCAGCAGCTGCAAAGGGGTTCAATCCACAAAATTGGGTGAATCAGATGTTGGCTGTTTTTAGAGAGTTTAAAGATACTCAATTTTATTGGGTTGAACCTAAACACAATATTGGAAGTTCTACTGATAATATTGATATAAGGTACTTGACAAAAGCAGAACTTTGTGATACATTAAGTATACAATAATAAATCGCATATATTCACATAAGGAGAAATACATATGTCGTTACAAGCACTAAAAAAGTCCAGCTCATTGGACAAACTGCTCGGTGCAGTTCAAACCGAAAACGCACCACAAGAGAAAAAGTCTTATGCAGATGAACGTCTGTGGAAACCAGTGGTAGATAAATCAGGTAATGGTTATGCCGTTATTCGTTTTCTTCCAGCTGTTGAAGGTGAAGACCTTCCTTGGGTAAAGGTATGGAACCATGCTTTTCAAGGCCCTACTGGTCAGTGGTATATTGAGAACTCTCTCACAACCATTGGACAGAATGATCCTGTATCAGAGATGAACTCTGCATATTGGAACTCAGGTATTGAATCTGATAAGGAAATTGCTCGTAAGCAGAAGCGTAAGTTGCAATATTTCGCTAACATTTATGTGGTAAGTGATTCTGCTAATCCTCATAACGAGGGTAAAGTGATGCTCTATCGCTTTGGTAAGAAAATCTTTGATAAGGTTATGGAAGCAATGCAACCCGCCTTTGAAGATGAGACTCCAGTAAATCCATTTGATTTTTGGGAAGGTGCAGAATTTAAATTGAAGATTCGTAAGGTTGATGGTTATTGGAATTACGACAAATCAGAGTTTGGTGCGCCTTCACCATTGTTTGATAATGATGATGAGATTGAAGCAGTATGGAACAAAGAGTATCCACTTGCAGAGTTTTCAGCTGAATCTAATTTTAAGTCTTATGATGAATTGAAGACTCGTTTGGGTACTGTTCTTGCGGGAACTACTACTGTAGGAAACGTGACTGCTTTAATGGAAGATGAACCAGAAAAGGCACCTTGGGTAGATACAAAGGAAGAACCAGCACCTGCTCCTGTTGCAACTGTAACTAAAGATGATGAAGATGATACATTATCTTATTTTGAAAAACTTGCAGAACAAGGTTAATTCATAATACACCAAAGAGCCCCCTGAGAAATCAGGGGGTTTTTCGTAAAGATATCAACCATAAATATTATTTGCCATAGAAGCTGCCGACGAAGTGTTTATTAATGATACTGGAGCACCAATAATACCCTGTTTGCTCTGGTGATTAACAACTGATGTTGGAGCATTAACTATATTTGTTCCAGTAAAATCGCCATCATCGTCACCTGATGTTGGAGCATTAACTGTATTTGCTGATCTCATTTTACGTAGTTCTGCTTCCTTTGCTGCTATTTGTTTCGTTAATTCACTTAATTTTAACCTATCTCTCTCTTGCTCTCCTTTAGTCTCTTTTGTAAAAAGATTAGAATCATCATCCATAACATCTTTTAGCACACCGCCGCGCAACTGTTTTTTAATCCTTAAATTGTTTTCCTCACGGGAAATTACCCTTTGGTTTTCTCTAAATGAATTTCTTTTATCACGAGCTCGTTTTGCTTCAGTATCCTCTACATCCATACCCAAAAATCCCATAATACCATCCATTACCGCACCTACTGAATCGCTCCAAAATGATAAAAATTGTGTCCAAGCTACTTTAATATTATCTACTAATTTCTGAATACCTTTTGATACTCCTTCTCCCCCAAAGTATCCCAATACTCCTCCTATTACAAGACCAAGCGCTCCACCGATTACAGCACCAAGTGGTGGAAAGACCAACAATCCAGCTCCACCTAATATAGACGCCCATTTAGTAGCTTGCTCAGTCGCACCCTTAAAGCTCTTTTTTGTACCAGCTAATGCTGCACCGAATGTTGCAGAAAACTTATCTACACCCCATTCTTTTGATTTTGCGTAGCCATCAAATCCATCTTTAGTTGCCTTTGCTAATCCAGCAACTAAAAGTCCAACACCTAACAACTTTCCACCTGTTCCAGCCAAAAATGTTTTAACTGCAGCACTTCCCCATGCTGCTTTAATTCCTGTGCCCAATAAACCAACACCTTTGGCTAAAACATTAAATATTCCTTTACCACCTAATGCAAGAGCTATCGTTGCAACAACAGCTTTATTCTCCCCGATAAATTCAATTATACCTTTTTTACCATCAATCACATCTAGAAGGCCTTCAAATGCATTTAAAAGTTTTCCGCCAATCACCTTTGCTAGAGGTTTAAGAACTTTCTCATAAAGTTTCGTTAAAGCAGGAATAATCACTTTCACTATTTTGTCATAATATTTGTCAAATTGAGGACTATTTAAAAATGCAAGAGCTGCAATTGCCAAAGCACCAAAAGCAAATTTGGCAAATCCTTTAAGACCAGACTTTACTTTCTCCACACCTTGTTTTGCAATACCACCTAAAAATCCAGCAGTTTGCTTGAGATAACCCATAATTTTACCATCTTTAGCAGCTGCTTTTGCTGCATCTTCACTTGCCGCAGCACCCGTTGCATTATCTTTTTGAGCATTCAATTTATCTAATTTAATTTGTTCTTTTTGATATTTAGCTGATTTATCAGCATCAATACCTGACTCTTCAAGAGCTGATTTTTGTTCAGCCATTATTTTTTCTTGTGCTTGTATTTGATTACTAAGGTCTTCTGCTTTAGCCATTCTTCTTTCAGAAATACCAAGCATTTTCTTAGTCATCGCTCGTTGGTCATCTTGTTTTTTTAGTGAAGCTTTAGCAACATCTATCTCTTCTTTACTTGCAAACTGCCCATTTTCTCTTGTTCCATTTGCAAGTTTTTCATTTAAAGCTCTGGTCTTTTCATTCTCTTCTTTAATTGTTTTAGCTAAATCTGTTATTTCAGACATTATTTCTTATCCTTTGATACCTTGGGAGAACCAGAACCAACATAAAGACCAAACCATGCCGCACCAGCACCTACAATAACACTTACAAATGCACTTTGGGGAGCAGTAGGTTCTGGTAATGCCATAAACCATTCTGTTGTACGCCAGAACATAACTCCATAGAGAGTAATCAATGCTCTAGGCCATATACGCCAAGAATTAATTTTGTTTATAAGGTCATAGTTTACCATTTTCTAGCTCCTCAATTCTATTTGAGTTGTTTTTTATAGTTGTATTGTTATTTATAGGAGTTCGGTCGAAAATTATCTTCTCTAATTTAAGAAAATCAATACGCTCATTTGGAACGTATCTCCATATATAATCTCCATCTAATTCACCACCTACCTTTGTAACACCAAATACTGTCTGTGTAATACCTATTTTAACGATTAGAGCACGTTCCCCATCAAGCAGAACATGATCACCCTCTTGAAATTGCCTGTTCATACTAAACGCAATACCCTTGCTCAGTTTAGTAGCAAAGTCTTTAACCATAAATCCAAACACAACAATCAACACCATACCAATATAAGGCAGAATAAATTCTGTTACTTCTAGTGCAGCTGCATTTGGTGTTATAACGTCCATTATTCTTTAGCCTGTTCCTTCTTTTGTTCTTCTAGGTGTTCTATTAGTAACCCTATATAAACTTCCCTCTCCCAAGGCATCATATTATCTAATTCTGTTAAGCTCCAATTATGGTGTTGTATCATTGCAAAATTTGTTTTATAATAATTAGTCACAGAGTCATGAGAAAGGGCTAGTCGAAAAAACTTTGAATACCCTCTATAACTACTTCACCTTTCTTTTTAGTTTTAGGATTAGTAACCTCAATAGAATGTGCAACTTTAGGCATAGTGTCAAAGAAATCTGATAAACCTTGAAATTGCTCAGTAGTAAGACTTTCAATAAATTCATCCAAATCAGATTCAGACATATCTATTTTATTGTGAACAGTTTCTCCGTCATGAATCTCATGAACACATCTTTTAATCATATCAAAAACTTCATCAATTCCCGTAATATTTCCACTAATCATATCATTAAGTGTAGGATAGTTCATTATAATTTTAATCTTATCAGTTATACTAATTTCATTAGTGTGGCCTAATTTCTGATTCACACCAACATCATCTAGATTAAGATTAGTTTTAACTCTAGTTTCATTATCATCTGGACATAGTAAATTTAATTCAATTTTCTCACCTACAGATTTACCTCGAATCCTTAAAAATAAAAATTCAACATCAAACATAGGGACATTAAATGGGTCTACTTTCTCATATGTACAGCTAGAAATAATTCCTGCTAACGCATCACGTATCTGTTTTTCATCTTCTGATTCAGAAGCCACCATTAATACTTTTTGTTCTTTAACTAAGAAAGGCCGATATTTAATTTTTTTACCAGTTGATGGTTGCTCAAGTTCGTATACTTGAGACTCTAATTTAGGTAGTGCCATAATTTTTCATCCTTATTTTATAATCTATCTATTAGATAATCTTGACAATATTCTAGGTATATTATTATCAATATTTCTACTAACACTACTAACTAGTGTAGTAAGTATTTTTCCAGCTATATCTGCTTTTTGTTGTTTTTGGTCTAAATTTGTCCAATACTTAAAAGCAAAGGTGACATTTGTTTTAAGTATTTCAGTAGCTGGGTTATAATTTAAACTGCTTGCAGTAATCGTCTTAGGAAATACTTCTTTAAGACAAATACCATACCTTCTTTGATTTTGTTGATCTAATAAATATATTTCCATTTCACCAATATAATTCGTATAGTAACCTATATTAAAAGTTTCTTCATTAAATGCTTGTCTCTGCCAATTTTCAAAAAATACTCTCTCTTCTAAACCAGAACTTGCTTGAAAATCAATTGAAATCTCATCTGCAAAAGTTACTCCTTCAACAACTTCTCTATCAGGACCATATATATTTGAATCTGTAGCAGTAGTTAATGTTCTTCCAGGTAAATTAACACTTTCTGCTTTAAGAGATAGCTTTCTTAATTCGGTATTACTTCCAGCATTATTAAATATATTTTGTTGATTATTATTAATTTTTGCAGGGGGCTTTATTACTACTTCATATCTACTTGGTAAAGCATATCCTTCATTTGAATGAAATGCAGATAGTACATCATTCATTACACCAAATGCTGTACCTTCTATAAACTTTGCAAATGCCATTAGATCATTCCCCTAGAATCAGACCAGACTGCTGTGTCTGATGCTTTCTTAAATCTCTGTACAGGTAATAATGCAGCTATCATAAATTCATCTGCATCTATTCTGCGAAACTGTGACTTTGTTTGCTTAGACAAATATTTGTGTATGGTTGGTTGTATTAGTTTTATTTTTTTAAGTTTTTGATAATCAACAATCAGATTTGTGCTTTCATCAAATTTTGTATTATTTGAGAAATCAACTAATCTATCCAATAATTTAATTCTTAATGGTAATGGTAAATAGTGAAAGTTAATTCCCAAAAAACCATCAGAGTATGCTTCTAATGGTAATACTAGTGGAAATGTATCGTAGTAA